CGTATGGCTCCACCTTTCGGTTGACGATTGCCCCAAGGGGCGGTCTCACTACCGTGAGAGGGTGCAGTTTAATGCGGTTGTATGCTTACGCATACTACAGACCTTGTAAAAGGTCGGGACGGGCACGAAGTGCCTGTAGCTGCTTTATAGCAGCGAATCTTGCTACCAAATGGTAGCAATGTAGGATGACCTTTACAACGGGGTCACCCATAAGCTCTCCACGCGTCGTGAAGTAGCAACTGAGAACTTTGTTCTCATCCATCTCCTCGACTTGTCGAGGAGCACAAAGTGCAAACATTGAAGTTTGCCTGTACCATGTGGGCATGCCCACATTGTAACATAGGCGATTACACATCGCCTGTGCTACTGCGTGATCGCAGTAGTTCGTGGCCTGTTCCCAATCTGTGGAGAACAGGAAGATATCTTTGTCACCAAAGATAAAGTTCGCAGCAGGATTCTTGTGCGAAAGGCGCTTGAAGAAATTCCAAGCGTGGTTAGCCGCTCCGACACCTGATCGGGACGACGGTATTACTGTTAGGTACTCTAACAGTATATGTGACATGACATGCAAAAGCATGGCATGAGCTAAGTGCGACACAGTTATCGCACGGTACTTCCCCAGTTCGGCAACTAGGGAAACTCTGACAGACATAACATTTCTGTCATATATAGTTTGCCTGTCGGCAAACTGATTGCAGGCCCAGTGGAACAAGCATTCACCAGTTCCATGCTCACCGGGTCTGAGTATCCTCCCTGTCGGGAGGCCTGTTTCCAGATTTAACTCTGGAATCTCTGGGTTTGAAACCAGAACTTTCCTGGCGGCTTCAAGCTTGCCGCCAGATGAGGTGTTCGTAAAGAATTCACCACTATCACTAAGTGATATTTTGGCCTTGTTGATAACAGAGGACCAGAACCGGGCTGAGTTACCCTCAGCTCCTATGGACTCCACCACTTCCTGATGGAGATCATCTACACCGGCAGCGATGTAGTATTTCATCCGTTCATACACGGATGGATCTGGAGGCTCAGTCAGAACCTCCTTTATTTCCTGAAGGGTCTTCAGGAAAACTTGTCGGGGGGGAACCCCCGATGCACGAGTCTGGCTCAAAAGAGCCACTCTGTACATATCGATAGGAGTCTTCCTATCGGACATAAAGTCAGTTATGACTTTGAAGACTGACATCTCTCGCGGGATGTCTACGGAACTTATGTTCCCAACAGGGTTGAAACCCTGTTCCTTGATTGCTTTACGCAATCTCTTTACCTTCTCGTAGGCAGAAGGTGTTTCCGGGATCTCGTCCCGAAAGTAGTCAGGCAAAAGCTGACAAATCAGGCAGTTAATTACCTGGTCAATTCTGGACCAAACCAGAAGCTCTTCCCATTCCGGGAAGCCTAGGACGAGCTGCATAACCAGCCCGTCGACTGTGGCTAAGATTGTTCTTAGCTTGTGTACTCCTGACGGAGACACTTTCATGTTCACAAGATTGTGAACACCCTGAGGCCCAGAGAAGGACCTCATTCCAGCGAGCAGTCGTAAAACTGCCACGCCATTCGGATTCCACCTTCCGGTAGAATCTTTCCGGATTAATCTCCGGAACCAATATGTCCCTTTATAAAGGACAGTTTGAGCATGCCAGATGCTTGGCAGCTCATGAAAATGGACTCGTTTGTCGAGCCCAGTGATTTCCCTCGAGAGTTTTGACTCCCAGAGGTTCTGTGCGTCCCAGCAGATTTGAATCTGCGGGACAGGATCGTCCGCGCGAATGCACGGACCAAGCACTTCCTTACAGAAGTGGAAAAGCTCCTTGTGTTCTAAGCCACAAGGACAATCTCTCTTTTGACGGAGAGTAGACGTGCACGGAAATGAATCCGTGCTGAGAGTGTGGCCTTCAAGAGACCATACCATTATTGCTAATGGCAATGTACGTAAAGGGAAACACGATTTCTCTAAGGATGTTTACGTGAAACTCGTACTCACAACTCCGAAAGGAGAAGCT